TATGTAGCTGTACCAGATACAGTAGCTTGGTTGTATGTGTACTCAGTTGTAGCTAGAGTAGCAAGAGACAATAGAATTTCTTGGTCAATTTCAGCAGTAATTTCTTGTGCTAATGCTGCCATGATTTCTGCTTCAACGTCAATCCCGTGTTGAGATTGTGCGTCTTGAGCAGCTTCAAATGTCCAACGTGCTTGCAATTTGCGTGACTTAGCTTCAACAGCTTGACGTAGAATCTGAACACTGATTTGCTTACCGCCATTACCTTCAAGAGCAGCAGTATCGTTACCAGTATAGTAATTTGTTGAGCCATCAGCTTGAGGTGTACGTGAATACGCTTGAGCAATCAAGAATGGACTCAATGCTTCTTGACCAGCAACTACGCTAGTTTGAGCAGCACTATTGTCTGTTAATGACTGAGCATAACGAACACGTAGAGTGTGGATTTGACCAACTGGTCCTGTCATTGGCTGAACGCCTACCAATTCGTTAGCGATAACGGTTGGCATAACACGACGAATAACTGGAAGAATCACACGGTTTAGTGTAGCGATGTTACCAGCTGTTGTTGTACCGGCTGAAGATTCAGCAAGTAGTTGCTTTTTGGTGTTTTCTAAGATAACACCCATTGTTGAACGACGAGTTCCTTTTAGACCTTCTAACAGGGCATCCTTGGTCTCGTTCCAACGGCCTTCTAATAATACTTTTGACATTTTATATTCTCCTAAATTATGTCTTTTTTATAGCCCTGCCAGGCGTTTGATATCAATAACGTTATCACGTTGATCCATATCTACTTCTTGTGTTTTGGCAGATTTATCACCAGTAACTTCTTTAACACTTTCACGTAGAGTAGTCTTAGTAGACTTTCTCTCTGCTCCACTGTTTAGAACTGCCGGTAGATACTTGTCGAAAGTGGCTTGCAATTTTGGTGTTTGCACACTTTCTAGTAAGTCCTTCATTACAGTAGCCTTTTCTTCGTTTAATGGAGCAAGTAAATCGCTCATCATTTTTTCACGTTGATTAGACTCTTTAATAATACGAACTTCACGTTCCTTACTTTCAATCAATTTTTTAGATTGACCAATTACTTTGATAGATTCAGCTAATTGTTGGTCTTTCAATTGTAGAGCATTCATTAGTTTACGGGTTTCAGCCTTATCATTTAAATGAGTAACTGAGAACTCGCTTGCAAAACTTTCAAATATTCTACGTCCAAAATTGTTCTCACGAGCAACCTTGATATCTTCCTTCAACTGACCTAATTCACCCTTAAGATGTGATGTTACAACGGTGTTCAATCTTTTAGCAGATTCACTCACAAAGCGTGATTTCAATCTTTCTAATTGTTGACGACCTTCTGCAACCAACTTAACCTTTGCTTCAACTACAGCTTGTTTGTCTTGTGTGAATTCTTTAATTTCACGTGCCAATGCATGAACAATAAATTGCTCAAGTTTAGATTGACTTTCCATTTGTAGTTTGCGTTCACTGCGTAGTTCTTTAATTTCTTCGGCTAGTTTAGTAACCATGAAGTTATTGAATTTAACTGCATTTTCACGCAATTGTTGTTTAGCTTGTACGCGGTCTTCGTTCATTGCTTGTCTTTCAGACTGAAATTCAGAAATTTCAGTTGTTAGACTTTCTGTAACCATTTTATCTAGGGCTTCTACCATCACGATTCTGTCATGTTCATAACGGTGTGCGAATTCTTCACGTAATTCAACACGTACTTGCTCACGTGCCTCATCCAACTTAGATTCCCAGGCTTCGTTTAGTTCACGGCCCACGTCCTCGTTGATAAGTCCACTTTCAAGTAATGGCTTGATAGCATCAAACATTTCTGTTTCCCCTTTATTTAATTTTGAGATCATTGATGAGGCGCATTACTTCCTCTTTCAAATATTTCTCCACTTTCTTGTTGCCCTGAGCATCTTTTGCTATATCCAACATTCTATGACCATGACGTAAGTTCATCATGCCTTCATATATTGCTTTAGGATAAGCCTGAGGTGCACTTGGTTGTGCAACAATATCCACAGTGACTATTTCAAAGTCACTTACTTTTCCGTTCATGTCGTCCACGTTACCGCTACCACGACTTGAAACGCCGAGTTTGACACCACTCTCCAACATAGTAGCAACTAGTTGCCCCATTGGAGTTGGTAATATCTTTAACTTTCCAAACCCATTAGCACCGTCCATCCACATGCCTGTAATCATATGTGATACACGATCTAGGTTAATTTTTAAATCATCTGGGTGATCTACTTCACCTAATACTGAATGACCATCGGTAATCTGTTCGTTTAATGTTTGTACAGCGGATTCAATTTCGGAAACGGGGTAAATACGCTCGTTAGCATTCTTTACCCCGCCCTGAATGAAGATACCTTTCATATAAAGGTTCTTCTTATCGCCTTCACTTACGCTTTCAACTACCATGCTGGCACGGTCAAAAGTTAAGTGCTCCTTGAGATACAAAGCCATTGCTTCAAGATTCCTTTTATAGTTTACGTTTTACTGGCTTACGTGATTCAGCAACTGGACTCTTAGTATTCACTCCATTATCACCCTTTGATGGGGCAGGAGCTTTTTCTAAGTCAGCATTGTTTTGTGCTGGAGCATTTTTAAATGAGCCGGCACCTTTTACTTGTCCTTCGCCTTTTGAGTAGAAGTTACTAGCACCTTTAGGGCCTGTAGGAACTGCTTCACTAGCACCGCTGAACTTTACTGGACGACTGTCCATTCCAGCTTGTCCGCTGTTTTGTAAACTTGTACTTTTTGTATTTTGACCATTGTCACCGTGAGTTACAGAAACTTTCTTTAGTGTAATTGCTTCCATCATAGCTTCTTCTTCGTCACCCATAGCCATTTCTTCGTCACCCATAGCCATTTCGTCATCAGCATCAGCCATTTCGTCATCGGCCATTTCATCGTCGCCGTTGCCCATGATCTGCTCAAATTCAGCCATCAATTGGTCTAACTTATCTTCAATGCTTACTAGACGATCTTCTTCACCTTCTTCTGAGTGATCCATTTCACCGTCGGCTTCAATATCAATGATATCTTCATCACCTTCGTCATCAAAGTCAATTTCTTCATCTTCTTCTTCGGTCATGCCTTCTTCTTCAGCAGAGATTTCATCCATCATCTGACCTACTTGGCCGCCGGGATCCATGCCTTCATCCATTTCGTCGGACATGATATCTTCATAGATTTCTCGGCTTTTTTCAACTACGATATCATGAAATAATGCACGAGCTTGTTCTTCATTCTCATTGATAATCAAATCAATAAGTGTTTCAAATTTTTTGTGGTCCATTGTTTGTTTCTCCTAAGTAATGGCTTTGTGTATTGTACTTATGCTATACAATTAAAAAATGCTCAATAAGATAGCATTTTTTGCATTTTTAGGAGAGATATAGAGAGTTGTACTCTATTGTGGTGCTGCTTCTGGCTTTACGCCATATTGTTCATGTACTTTTTTGATGTACTTTGCTTTTTCAAAATTTCTAACATCTAACATTTTTCTAAGTTTGCGAATCTGTCTTAATGTTAGTTTTGTTTTGCGGCTTTCTTTCCACTTTGGTTTGCTGTTGTCCACAGCAACATCTTGATAACCTTCTACCGCGGGATTAAACATTTCCATCAATTTCATTTTGGTTTCCGATATACTATTTATCTTACATACCGCCGGCTGATGGTGCAGGCATTCCACCGGCATCATTACCAACTGGTCCCACTACTTCTGGTCCAGTTGTTTGATCACCTTCTTCTGGTGCGTTTTCAATATTATCTGCTGTTTCTAAATCACTATCAATATCACCGGCACTGACACCAATATTACGCAAATCGCTACTTGATGCTTCAGCATCTGATTCTTTGCCGTTTTCTTCACGCCACATCTTTTCATTCTTGTTAATTTCTTCTTCACTTAATCCCAAGAATCGTTCTAATGCAAAACGTTTACTGATGTAAGGAAATGCTTCCATACTAGCAAATGTAGTTACTCGTGATGTGTCTAATTCACTTTGACGATAAGCTGCAAAATTTTGAGGTGGATTAAATTCTAATGTAAACAATCCACTATCAATATTGAAACCTCTCCAACGCAAGAATAACTTAAATTCTTCATCTAACTTATGGCTCAAATATTTCTGTAGTCGTTCGCAATATTGATTGAAACGAAACTCTTGTATCATTGCTGTTCCAACTCTACCGTCGTTCATTGGAGTAGTATTATCATCAGGACCAGTTGGTAAGTATGAACTTGGAACACGTAAACCACGTGCCAAACGATTATTAAAGTATTTCAAGTCATCAATTTCACCAAGATTTTGACCACCGGGCAATACTTCAACACTACTTCCTCTACCGTCTGCGGTGACTGGAAAGAAGTAATCCTCATTCATTGATAATGGATTGTATGTAGCATCAACAATAGCTGACCCACCGTGAACTGATGGAATACGTCTTTGATGTATCTCATTTTTAATACGTTCAACAAAAGCCATAGCCAAGTGACTTGGCATGTTACCAACGTCAATCTTAAACATTCTACGTTCCGGAGCACGTTGTACACGATAGATAAGAACAGCATCTTCTAAAAGTTCTTTTTGCTTATAAACTTTGAAAATATTCTCTAGTATTGATTGACCAAAGGGCCAAAATCTATCTAATCCTTCAGTTAAACTTAAATGAACAATGTGTTTAGCGTCAATAGCACTTTCACTTTGTCCTAATGTAAAACGACTACCAGTAGTATTGTAGGGCATAGCTGGTACTGTATAACCGCCACCTGCTCCGCCACCACCAGTGCCGCCCATACCAGTCGCTGGATTAGCAGCAAAGTCTGAATTAGTTTTCTGTGCTACAGTAAGATTCTGTAAGTTGATGTTAATGTCTTTGATAACATATTGTTCAGGCTTCTTACCTTCGCTTTCGTTAACAATAACTTTAATAACTTTAGTATTATCAATCCAGTATAGTTTGAAGTTTTCTGGATCTCTTACGAATACTTGATCACCGTACTTGATTGTATTACGGAATATTTTGAAGGTTCTTGTTCCAAATTCGTTTAGTTTACACCATTGTTGTAATTGTGTCTTTAGTAATTCTACCTCATGTGGAGTTGGATCCTCAGTAAATGCTAAATTGAATGGTGTATCGTTATGTTCGTTTTTCTGTGTACTGAACTCTGAAATGATATCTAAACATGCATTAATCTCGGCGTCAACGTCCATCATTTCATATTGATTATATCGTTCAATGCGATTTGGATGACCAGTATAGACTTCTGGAAGTCTACTCATGTAGTTTTTATAGCCCATTTCGTGGTTATTCCAACCACCAGTTGATGAACCATTTTGTCCTGGGCTACTGTTCCAGGCGCCGGCATTGCTATTTCCGCCACCAATTGGGCTAGAGATACCACTTTTATTCGTAAAACGTTTTTTGTAGGTCATAATATTATCTAGTATTTAGCGTTAAACCCTAGAATACATTAATAATTTTGATTGGGTGTCATTACTATCTGATAGTTTTGAAATCATAGTATCCAATTTACCTGCAAGCAATTCCATAATTTCTGTATTCATTGAATAAATTTCTTTGATTGTGTTAGTAGTAGATGATGACGATGATCCTGCTATTTCAGTAGTAGCAGGGGTTTTGCCCAATTGTTCCAAAATACTATTAGGACTCAATGGTGTTATAATTTCATTGCCGTGCATTTCTACAGGATATCCTGATTCAGGACCGTTAAACATTCCACCTTTTTTAGCTTTTAATTCAAAGTGAACTGGGTCTTTGGGCACAGTTTGTTTCATACCATACTTGTTCATCAATCCTACAGCAGTAGGATCGCCATGCTGTTGTATGTCTATTGCATCGCCTCTCTCATGTTTACTAGTTCCTGGTCTTGCAATTGGCATTCCTGATGGACCTTTGCCAGGCCGTCCGGCTTCTACTGACTCGTCCCATAAACGTTTTTGATCAGCCGAATCACGTTTAGCACTGTTTACCTTTATTTTTTGTCCTGTAGATTTATTATATTCTTCTGCGGCACTTGTAACCGCTTTTTGTAACCCAGAATCTAGTCCCTTAAAGGTTTCTAGTGTGCCACTATTACCTCCAAATACTAATAACTTACTTACATCACTGATAGGGCCTGCTGATGCCATACTTGCAGTGTCAGGTGATGCTGCCCTTGATTTGTACGCACCCATAGTTCCTGCGGCAGTTGAGGCTGTTGATGCTGGTGCTGCCGGTGCTGCCGGTGCTGCCGGTGCTGCTGGTGCTGCCGGTGCTGCTCCGCCGCGACCCGCTTCCCCGGGTGCTTGTACTTGCTTGGGTACTTCTGGAGCTGTAGGTTTTGCAACTGACTTTGGTGTCTCTGCTGGTACAGATTCAGGAACTTTATCCAATTCAGGATTTAATGCTTTGTATACATCTCTGGCACCGCTGGCACCTGTTAAGGCTAATGCTATAGCAGTACCGGGACCCGGTACAAGGGCTGCAACCGCTGCGCCTCCCTCTAATGCAGCACCCATATAGTCTCCTGAACTTATTTTTCCATACGCAGAATATACACTAAGCAAACTTCCTATTACAGGAAGAGATTTCAGCATTGCTTTACCTGCTGTAGCCCCTGCTGTTTTTAGTGCAGCTTCGCCGGCAGCTGTAGTTGCAGCACCTGCACCAGCTTTAGCAGCACTTTCTGCTGCGGCACCTGCACCAGCTTTAGCAGCACTTTCTGCTGCAGCACCTGCACCAGCTTTAGCAGCACTTTCTGCTGCGGCACCTGCACCAGCTTTAGCAGCACTTTCTGCTGCTTTACCTGCACCAGCTTTAGTTGCCCCATCTGCTACAGTAGTAGCACCGGGTAATTTGCCTGGTGCGGCACCAGGCAATGCTGATTTACCTTTGCCAAGAACATCTTTAAGTGCACCTGCTACCGATCCTATAGCTTTGCCGCCAGCCATTACAGTAAGAGCAGCGGCTGCTGCACCTGCAGCAATGGCTAATCCTGATACTGCTAACGCGGCAGGAGTAAGTCCCTGTGTGAATGGATTAACTTTATTTACTAGCTCATCAAATCCTAATGAAACAGCTACTGATGCAGTAGTCAGCAAATTTCTAGCTTTTTCTGCTGGATCAGCTTTACTATTTGCTTCTTGATCTTTTACTGCCTTTTCACTATCAATTTTGAATTGTTTTTCATCTATGCCTTTTCTAGCCGCAGACATTTGCATGTTTTCTTTATTAAGTAGAGTGCTTTCTCGTAAAGAAGTATTGTATAAAGCCGCTGTTCCAAGTTGATCTACTTGACGTCCGGTTGCATCTTTGATTGCTTGTTGAAATTCGGCAGTAACATCTTTGCCGTCTTTGATTTTTTGTCTGAAGCCTTCCATATCAATACCAGCAGTAGCAAATTTAGCTGATGCTTCAGTGTAAGAACCTGTAGTTAAATACATTGCTAACCCGGCTTTATCACTTTCACTTAGATACTGAGAGGTAGATTTTACTAATTTATCTCTAGCTTCCATTTCTTCTGTTAACTGTTTTACTCTTGCTGTGTTACCTGATTCAGTGGCTCTATCAATTTCTCGTTGCTGCATTGAATTAGCAAGAACATATTCATAACGTTCTTTTTCAGCTTTTATGTTTTTCTGTGTAGTTGCAATATCATTACCAGAAATATTAGAAAGTTCTACTAAGTTTCTAGTATAAGCTAGTGAGGCTTTTTGTAGAGACTCACTGTCTTTGCCTTGCCTTGACATTTGCATGCCGGATGCTTTTTGTAATGCTAGATATTCCCCTTGATATCCCATTAATTCTTCTTGACTTATACCTAAATTTTGAAATCCTTCACGGGTTGTATTAGATACAGCAACCATCTTTCCAAATGCGTTAGCACCTTCACCAAACTTATCACCCAATCCTAATACCCCAGATCCAGCTTTCTTCATGGCATCCGTGAACTTACTAGATTGTGCAGCAGACAACCCAGCAGCATGAATCATATCCATAGTCTGTTTGGTTGATAGTGCTCCTGCGTTACCTAAATTCTTAATTGCATCACTAGTTTTTAATATATCATCCGCTTGCTTCATCTGTAATGTAAGCAATTTGCTACTAGCTATAGTCAATCCGGCAACTACCTGTCCCAATCTACCAAATCCAGAAAGTAGGGTAGCCATAGATTGTGCTGCTGCTTCCACCCCTCCACTTAACTTACTAAACCCTCCCTCTGCACCCTTAGTCAATGCAGAACCAAAACTTGCCACACTTTTTATAGCTTCATTTGTAGCTTTTTCCATGCGCTTGTTAGCCGCGGTCCCGATTGCTTTTGATTCAGCTTCAGCCTTGTCAGCCTCAGTCATCCCCTCAGTAAAATTACGAGTTGCATCAGTTGCAGAAGAAACTCCACTGGTCATGGATTCCAAGGCAGCTGTCATTCTTGTTAGTTGTCGTAAAATTTCGTCTTCTGAACTCATTATGTTTTCCTAAACTGTTTTTTAATTTTAGCCATTTTTTAGGCACTAAATATCTTTAGTATTTAGTATCGGGTAATACCCGTTTTTTTATCAAAGGAATACAACTAATGTTATCAAACAATCCATTAAAGCAATATTTTCGTAGACCGTCAATTTACTTGAAATTACCCAGTGGCGGTGAAGGATATGAGCCTGAAGTATTAACTATGTCAGAAACCGGTGAGTTACCTATCTATCCCATGACGGCAATTGATGAAATTACAGTAAGAACACCAGACGCTTTATACAACGGTCTTGCTATAGTAGAATTAATCAAAAGCTGTGTTCCCGCAATCAAAGATCCATGGCAAATCAAAAGTATTGATGTAGATGCTATACTATTAGCTATCAAATCATGCTCACAGGGTAATGACTTAGAGGTTGAATCTACTTGTCCAGCATGTACTGAATCTGCTACATACGGAGTTAATCTTATTGGGATGCTGCAAAATATCAAAAAAGTAGACTACTCTACCCCATTAAAATTAGGTGAATTAGAAATTAAATTCAGACCTCTCATATATAAAGAAATGAGTGAAGCCGGTAAACATCAATTTGAAGTTCAAAAAATGTTTGCAGGTTTGCAAGAGTTGTCAGATGAAGAAAAAAATAAAAAGTCACATGAAGCAATAGTAACTATTACTGCAATCACGATGGACCTATTATCACATACTATTGAATACATTAAAGTCAACGATGAACTAGTCAAACAAACTGATTTTATACTTGAATTTTTACAAAATTGCGATAAAAACATCTACATAGACATACGTGATTACCATGGTAAATTAAAAGATCAATCAAAACTAGAGCCACAAAAAATCAAATGTATTCATTGTCAACATGAATATTCACAAGACATTGTAATTAATCAAACTGATTTTTTCGGTTAAGGCTTCTACACCTAGACCCTAAGGGTGTACAGAAGCTGCTAGACGGCATGGAAAAAGAATGTACTGAGATAAAGAAATCTGCTTTAACTTTATCTTGGTACATGCGGGGAGGTGCTTCATATGAAGATGTACTAAACATGTCCCATGACGAAAGAAAATTAGTTAACGAATTAATAGAAAGTAATATGGAAACAACTAAAAAGACACAGTTGCCATTCTTCTAGCCATAAATATTCATTTATCT